CTCATTAAATATATCCTCTTCCTAAGTCATCGCCTGTAACAAACTGTCTATAACTAAATTTGTTTTGCTTATCTCTACTGTATATCGGCTGAACTGTAATACTAAACTGTGACTCTGAAGGAGCCCAACCAAATCTTACAGATCCTTGACTACCGTCATCAATAGGACTAATTTCACCTGGTGTAAATCCGCAGTTGACGTAATCAACTTCGTTTGGCATATCAACTGTAAAGTTGTTTATTATAACAGGAACATTATTAAAAACATAATCTCCATAACCATTTAATTTTGCTATAGGCGGTGGTGCTCCTGTACCTCCAGCACCAAAGTCCATTTTCGTCATTGCTCTTAGATAGTGCAAACATGCAGTCCAATATCTAGCTTCTAAACTATTCTGACAATAAAATTGTCCCACTATGGTCATTTGATCCACACTTGAGTTCTGGTATGCAAAAAACGGATAATTATTATGTATAGGTGAAATATTATTATAGTTTGCTGTATGACTTATAATAATTGTAGGTGTATATGGAAAGACCATATGTCCGTCACCTTCTAAACGTAAAGGAGTAAGAAGCCCTGAACCGCTTTGGCCTTTTAATGCTTTTGGAACAGATAATTTGACACGCCAATCTTTTTCTTCTAATGTAGTAGTAAAGGAAGCAGACTGTTTTGCTTGGAAATCAGGTCCGCCTTTTCCCGGAAGATTTTTGCCTCTCAAATTTGACATTAAATCTTCAGCACCACCTGAAATGCCTTTAAATATGTCTTGTCCTATGTCTTTAGCTTTATCTACTGCATCTGATACAAAACCAGGTATGTTCCCACTAGCAACATTTTGCCCTGGAGCGTTGAAACCGGCTTTTGGTTTCTGCTTTGGAGTGGTTCCTTGCCTTGTTCCTGGACCGTCTTGTCTACCCATAATTATTTGTCTCCTATATACATTATTTAGTTGACTTTATTAACAGAGTAGTTTATAATATAACAAACAAACGGAGAAAATATGAATAAACGTGTAAATTATCTAAACAATAAGGATATATTGAAAGAAATACACAAGTCAAAAGCCACATTCTGTAGCTACACTGACACTGAGTATGGACAATATGATATAATCCTCCCTAGTATTGACAAAATTAATATTAGGACTATTGCAGAAGCAAAACGCAATAAAGCCAAAAGGCTACAACAACAAAACTTTGAACAAGCAAAAGCTGAAGGTAAACGAGTAAAACTAGCAGAATTTGAAATAGATTATAGAAAGATACAAAAAGACGAATTAATTTTTAGAATTATGACTTTTGAACATATTCCTGAAGAACCAGGACGTAAGAAGAATCCTAAGACTCCTGCAGATTATAGAGTCAAACTTAATTTTCCTCCTTTTCAACATTTTAAATTTGATGACGGAGAAGAATTAGTTTGTGTAGGTAAAAGTCATTGGGAAGGTGGAATGGAAAATGGTTACTTTAATAAAGCACACGGTAAAGCCACTAATAAACTTGCCCTTATGTGGATGAAATTGTGTGATCGTTATGCAACAAGAGGAAATGTTCGTGGATACACATATAACGACGAAATGCGAGGACAAGCAATCTTACAGCTTGCTCAAATTGGTTTGCAATTTGATGAATCAAAGTCTAACAATCCGTTCGCTTACTACACTGCGGCGGTTACTAACTCATTTGTAAGAGTGATTAATATTGAAAAACGTAATCAAAATATTAGAGATGATATTTTAGAAATGAACAATATGAATCCAAGTTATACAAGACAAGCATCTACTGAGTGGGATCGTGTTAAAACACAGGCCGCTAAAGCACCTGTGCCAAATCCTTCCAAAAATACTTGACTTATGCCAAAATATAAAGTATAATGTATAAAACAGGAGTATGAATGTTTAAAAAAGCGGCGGTGTTTACAGATATTCACCTTGGGTTGAAGTCTAACAGTAGACTACATCTACAAGATTGTGAAGAATTTGTAGATTGGTTTATAGAACAAGCAAAAGCAAACGGTTGTGAAACTGGTATTTTTTGTGGTGACTGGCATCACAATAGAAATACAATTAATGTACAAACACTAGATGCAACTACACGTTGCCTAGAAAAATTAGGTGCGGCATTTGATAAGTTTTACTTCTTTGCAGGTAATCACGATTTATATTACAAAGACAAACGTGACGTTTATAGTGTAGAGTTTGGTAAACACATTCCGGGTATTACATATATAGATGAAATATTTGTAGAAGATGATGTTGCATTAGTTCCTTGGCTAGTTGGAGAAGAGTGGAAGAAGATAAGCAGTATTAAAACAAAATATATGTTTGGTCACTTTGAACTGCCTAGTTTTTATATGAACGCAATGGTGCAAATGCCTGATCATGGTGAGCTTAAAGCTGAACATTTCAAACATCAAGAGTATGTGTTTAGCGGACATTTCCACAAACGTCAAGTACAAGGTGCAGTACACTATATGGGTAATGCATTTCCACACAACTATGCAGATGCATGGGATGATAAACGTGGAATGATGATACTTGATAAAGAAAATAACAAAGAACCCCATTATATTGATTGGCTTGACTGTCCTAAGTATAGAACAGTAAAACTTTCAAGATTGTTAGATGAAAAAGATACACTACTAAAAAATAAAATGTATTTGAGAGTAACACTTGACTTACCTATTAGCTATGAAGAAGCAAGTTTTATTAAAGAAACATTTATTAATGAATATGACTGTAGAGAAATTACATTAATTCCTAGTCAACAAGATGAAGAAATACACACTGATATAGATATAAGCACTTTTGAAAGTGTGGATGAAATTGTAACAAAAGAAATAACTGCATTAGACACAGAAAACTATGATAAAAAGTTGCTATTAGGAATATATGACGAACTATGATTAAAATTAAGAGCTTAACTGTTAAAAACTTTATGAGTGTGGGTAATCAAACCCAAGCAGTTGATTTTTACAAACAACAACTTACACTTGTACTAGGAGAGAATCTTGACCAAGGCGGTGACGACAGCGGATCACGTAATGGTACAGGTAAAACTACTATTGTAAACGCACTAAGTTATGCCCTTTACGGGCTTGCTTTAACAAATATTAAACGCAATAATTTAATTAACAAAACTAACAACAAAGGTATGTTGGTTACTTTATCTTTTGAGAAGGACGGTAGAGAATATAAAATTGAAAGAGGTCGCGGTCCTAATATTCTTAAGTTTTATGTAGACGGACAAGAACAAGAAATGACAGACGAGTCGCAAGGCGATTCACGAAAAACACAAGAAGACATTATACATCTATTAGGTATGTCACATAATATGTTTAAACATATTGTTGCACTAAACACATACACAGAACCGTTTTTAAGTATGCGAGTAAATGATCAAAAGGATATTATTGAACAGTTACTTGGTATTACTATCCTAAGTGAAAAAGCAGAAGTACTTAAAGAAAAAGTAAGACAAACTAAAGAAGCAATTACAGACGAAACAGCTCGTATTAATGCTATTGAAACTAGTAATACACGTATTGGCGAAACTGTACGTAGTTTGCAAACAAAACAAAGTGCTTGGAATACAAAACAAAAAGAAGATATTGTTAAGTTAGAGAAGTCTATCGACGAACTAGAACACTTAGATGTAGAAGATGAGCTAGAAAAACACGATAAATTATCTACTTGGGAAGAAAAAAATAATGCTATTTTGGCTCTTAAAAAGGAATTAAGCACATTAGAGCCTGCACTAGTACGTGCAGACAGAAGTGTTGAAAAAGCACAAAAAGACGCTGAAAATTTAGATCAAGGAACTTGTCATACATGTGGACAAGAACTACATGACGAGAAAAAAGAAGAACTAGAAGCTAGTAAGAATAAAGAACTTGAAGATGCTATAGCATATCAAAAAGAAGTAGGAGACAAAGTTGTTGATGTTACACAAACACTTAATGACATTGGTGATATCAATGGGAAACCTACAACATTCTATGAATCAATCAAAGAAGTATATGATCACAAACAAAATGTAGCACAATTACAAGAAGCACTTACTCGCTCAAAGGACGAAGTAGATCCATATAAAGAACAAATTGATGAATTGAATACTACTGCTATACAAGAGATAGATTGGAACACTGTAAACAATTTAACAAGTCTAAAAGAACACCAAGACTTTATGTTGAAACTACTTACTAACAAAGATAGTTTTATACGTAAGAAAATTATTGATCAGAATTTAGCATATCTAAACAATAGACTTACTCACTATCTTGACAAATTAGGATTACCGCATAGTGTTATATTCCAAAATGACCTGTCAGTTGAAATTACACAACTAGGACAAGATTTAGACTTTGATAATTTAAGTAGAGGTGAGCGTAATAGACTTATCCTTGGTATGAGCTTTGCCTTCCGAGATGTTTGGGAAAGTTTATATCAGAATATCAACTTACTGTTTATTGATGAGTTGATTGATAGTGGTATGGATACTAGTGGAGTTGAAAACTCTCTAGCTGTACTTAAAAAGTTGGGTAGAGAAAGACAGAAGAATGTTTATCTTATATCCCATAAAGATGAACTAGTAGGAAGAGTAACACATGTTCTCAAAGTGATTAAGGAAAATGGCTTTACATCATATGAGAACGATGTAGAAATACACAATGAATGACGATACACACGATAAATTGACCAAGGCATATATGGCATACTTTAAGGCAAACGAGAAATTTGAGGCTCGTAATTCAGTACGAACGCATAGAGAAAGCAGAAAATGGTTACGTGAGATACGTAGCCTAGCTAAACAGCGTATGGACGAGATACACGACAAACATAATTCCAAGAAAGAGACCCCAGACACATAGGCGACGGTAAGTACCAGTATGCAATGGACTTATCAAGGTGAAAATGTAGAAGAAATACCTGACGGTGTAGAAGCATTTGTCTACTTGATAACAAATAAAGTCAATGGCATGAAGTACGTAGGCAAAAAACTAGCAAAATTTAAGACAACTAAGCCACCGCTAAAAGGCAAGAAAAACAAAAGACGTG